ACTGCTGAAGACTTAAAGAGGGCAATTATAGAGGGGAGTGATAAACCCGCACTGGCGCGGGGTGGAGGTATGCTACAGAAGAAGGCCAGTCCGTACCTAAATGTCTTGGATCCTGAAGGACGACTAACATTCTCGGCGTGGCGTACGTTGGGTGGCGTTTCTCTTGCCCTTGGTGGTTCTTATATTGGTTGGCTACAAAACCCTGCTATTGGGATTGCTATATTGACGGCTGCTGGAGTAGCTCCTAAAGTGATTGACAAAATGATACAGACTCCAAACAGATATATTAAAGGGCTTGGTGCAGCCGTGCGTAAACTTGGCCCCGGTCAAGCTGCTCAGGTGATGGCAAATACAGGGCAGATATCTCAAGAAGAGGCTCGTAAACTTATTGAAGCCTTCCCCAGACAATAAAGACACATACTACATAGCAATAAAAACCCCGTCAGCGTAGTGTTGACGGGGTTTTGTTTACTAGCAGTTATTATATCTCGCAATGACCTCCTGAGCAAGCTAGTGTCTGTGTGCCTTCTACATTGTCATCGTCCTCACTCAATAGAGACCAGTCAATGTCTGGAGGCATTTTTAACAACAATTCTTCGTACTGCTCCTTAGAACATTCTTCATAAGGGGCTTGTCGATAAGTACCGCCATCATAAGGAAGGAAGCTGACACCACTAACCTCGTCAAAATACTGCCACACCCAAGAGCCTACTTCAGGCCATTCATGTTCTTTAACGGATACAGTAACAGAAGGCTTGTGTTCACACCAGTAACGAGTATACTTCAACCATACTTCCAGTTGCTTCAAAGCGCTCATGTCCTCCCGCAATACACCATGCTCAGGAGCCTTAATAGGGAAGCTAAACACAGTAGTGTTGGCTGGCTTCATAACATCAGGCTCTGAAGGCACTCCAGCCTTAATCATATACTGCGTTAGTGGGTCTTTATTATCACCACGCACACGACGGATATAATAAGCACTATGACGGGCATGGATACCACTAGCACTGTCAACAAGTTGAGATACCGTGCCGGAAGGCTTAACACAGGTGGTCGCTGCTGCTTGGTTAATACCAAACTTGATAGCATATTCTTTGTTAACAGCAACAGCGTGCTCACGCAGCCTCGTTAGCATATTGGGGTCGGGGTCTGCTGTAAGAGGATTGTCCATAATCCCTGTCAAGCTAACACCCAGCAAAGCCTCTTCACTGGTGTTCTTATGCCAAATACTACGAAGATATGGAAAATCGGTCAGAGTCGCTTGATAAGTACCCAAGATGACTGCAATACGGATCTTCTCTTTAAGCGTTTCCTCATTATCATTCTCACGAATAACTACTTCCGTTAAATTGCAGTATTCATAAGGTCTGAGGATGATTTCACTACAAGGGTTTGTACCCCAATCTGCATTAGGCAGTCGGCGACCATTCTCCGCTGCTTTTTTAGCACTCGCTTCGCGGTTGAAGATACCTCGTTCACCACTGTGGCTATTGTACAAAGACAACCACTCCTCCATGAATTGACCTACGCTGGGGCGCTCTTCATAAATAACACTATTGTTAGCTAACGCACGCTGACCATTAGCTTCCCACCATGCACCTGATTTAGCGTGTCGCATACGATCGTCGCCAAGATCCGACAAAGAGATCATAGCACTGCGACGCACGCCTCCAACTACTACAACCTCACCAATCTTACACATGATGTCATGACATTCAACTGCATGGAGTTTACGGCCAGAAGCCTCCTTGAACTTGTTAACAGTAAACTTAAACAACTCATCCAGCGGTGCCGGGCCACTAGCGCGGCCACCAAATGTTTTTAGTTTAGAACCAGCAGGACGCACCTTGGACAAATCCCACTTAGGAGCCTCGCCAGCATACAGTAGGCTAATCAACTGCCGTAGTGCTTTTGCCCAACCTTCTTTACTGTCAGATACGACGATAGTAGTAGCACTGTCAAAAATCTTTTCAGGCACCTCAGGCAATTTGGTGACATATTTATTCTCCACACTAAAGCCAACACCAGTGCCACACAGTAGTACATACATAGCCTCATCGAACGCTTTAGGGTCGTCAATAGGTAGATAACTACAGTTGAAGGCTGCTACATTGGAACGCTCTAGCGCCTTACCGGAAGTCATCAAAGCACGCATGGAAGGCATTACTTCCAGATTGACAATAGCATTCTCTAACTCATTCCGTTCAGTATTGATGTCATAACCACACTTTTTGCTGAGATGATCCTGCATAAAATCAAAATACCGTTTAACTGTCTCCGGCCAGTGCTCTCGGCGCTTTTGTTCCGGTAGATACCGGCTATAACGCGACTTAGCAATATAAGTCTGATAATTACTCATCACCATAAGGCAACTCCTCTACTTCTTCCAGTAAAAAATCATATGAATCTTCAATAACATCAGCAAAGCGCTCAACAATATCCTCGGACTGGATATTCAACATCTCTAGTAGCCTGGTCTCATCGAAGTCTTTGAGACGCTCGATCAACTCAACGAGCGTGAGCATTTTCCAACTCCCGCTGTAGGTAATAAATAGCCTTCTTTAGGTCGGTGTCTTTCTGACCTTTATACCTACAGCGTGCTATATATTTAACAGCATTCCCTAGATTAAAGTTCAAGTCCCACTCTTCTATAACACTAATAGGCTCTGGTGCTACTACTTTATAATGTGCCTCGAACTCCTTATAACTCTCTTCCATACCCCCACTCATATCATACCTCCAATTTGGAAAGTTCCATAAATTTAATGCCGGCAAAGTCAGCATAGGCCACTTATACACTATGCACCTGCTTGACAGACATCATCAAAAATGCAGTAGACGCTAGATGATCGATCTTCAAGTTACCATAAATGTTGACTCCTTCAACGAACGCTTCCTGCACTTCCTTTGGTTGTTTTTTCCAGGCTGCCACATTGTAGTGAGGAAGCCTTTCACACAACCTTTCCCAAAACAACTCTATCTTACTTTTTACAGCGATTTTAATACTCCTTGGCCTATCTTGGTAGACTGTCTTTGCTGTGACCAGGCCCCACAAGTAGTGCATTGGTATCGTTGGTATGCCCCAGACTGTGTATGTGTAAAGCCACGGCGCTGTAAGGCTACACTAGAACAATTAGGACAGATATGGGGCGAGTTATGAACAACTCCATGATTAGGGTGTGCTTTAATCCACGGCAAGAACCGCTTATAAAGAGATTCAAGCAGCAGTACATCCTGTTTGTTGTACTGCTCCATCCGCTTCCAAGCATCCTTGTTTTTGTTCATACATTTAATCCACAGATCAAATCCTTCGTGGTCTGTTTTATTGCCTATACCCAGCACACCGCTGATGTAGTCCAGCTTGTTGCTAGGAAACTTGAACCGTCTACGGGCAGTTTTCAGTAGGTCAACTTCACTATAAGGGGCTGGTGGCGGTAATCCTGCAAGCAAAAACTCTTTGTTAAGAGTAGGAATATCGAACTTAGTGCCGTTATAGTGAACAACACAATCTGCTGCATCCAGCATCTCGTGCATATGTTTAAGCATTTTAGCCTTTCCAGGCTTGATCGCACTTTCAAACATGACCTCATCACTATCCAACCACTTAGCCGCCCAACAGAGAACTGTGCCTGAATCCACAATGGCTTTGATGCTAATGTTCTGATTCCACAGTCCCCATGTGTAAGCCGTGAGTGGGGATGTTTCAATATCCAGCAGCAATATCTTCATTGATACTTACTGTCAAGACGATCAGCGACACTGGTTAACGATTCATCATACACTTTAACATTCTCAGCAAAAGTATAACCATACACATGTTCAAGGAAAGCGATGAAGTTGTTCAACACCACAGGCCAAGGAATATCATCGTGGTGTTTGTATTCCTCAAGCAACTGCTTCTCAACACCAGTATTGGTATAAGACATAAAACTAAAACTGTGCATAATCACACTCCTTCACTAAAAATACATTGGTCGGCATAGCCTACGAAAAGTTAACAGTTGTAAAAGCATATCCATCTTCGTCGTCCCAATCCTTCTCGGGATTGAACCGGGGGAATCTCGATTTCTTTCCTTCTTCGTTATGTTGAAGATTCTTGTGTCCATCCTCACGGACAAATCCCGGCGCTTTATATGCTTCTACCATATTGACAAATTCATCATATGGGACGACATCACCATATTCATCCACGATTTCCTGTGTTTCAAGAAACTTCTTCCATGCCTGCCATGATGTAAGTTTTACCCATATATAGCCCTGGAATGTAAATGCCCACCCATGTGAGGATTTCCCAATATGATATTCATGATCCAATCTTCCACAGCATTCGCATTTATTTTTTGCAACATAGTAATTAGTACCCATCTCAATACCCTCCGTTAATCGTCTATAACTACTCGCGCCGAAGCAGTCGGCCCAGGAGGGTACTGCCAACTAACCCGAATGTCAACAATATGCGACATTTTTACACTCTTTATTTTTGACCAGAAGTATTAAGAGCATTCCAAGAAGCTGGAAACAGCTTAGCACAAATATCT